CAGTTAGTACAGATGGCACAGCAAATGCAACAGATGCAACAACAAGGAGAACTACCAAATGCCTCAACACTTGGGGGTTGATGGATACCCTAGACCCAAAGAACAAGACGAACAAATTTCCAAAGTAATAGAATCAGTATTTAAAACTCCTAATGGCAAGGAGATGTTACAGTATTTAAAGTCAATTACTATCGAAGCAATCAGTGGTGCTAATATATCTGATGCAGAACTTAGACACCTTGAAGGACAAAGATACTTAGTGGCTTTAATAGTTAAAAGAATCAATCATGCAATGAGGTTAAAACAATGAGTGAAGAACAAGTAACACCAACAGAATCAGCTACAGAAACCCCTACAGAAAATAGTGTACCTCCAACTACAACTGAGTCTGTAGCTGAACCAACTAGACCTGAAGGACTACCTGAAAAGTTTAATACTTGGGAAGATATGGCTAAGTCATATTCTGAAATAGAGTCTTGGAAAGGTAAGAAAGAAGAGGACATTAAAGCAGGACTTCTGCAAGAGCTTGAAACAGAAGCCTATTCTAACAGACCTGCGACTTCAGGTGACTATCAAATACCTGAAATATTAGATGAGGGTGAAGCTGCAACTAATCCACTTCTTAAATGGTGGGCTGATTATTCTTGGGAGAATGGCTTATCACAAGATGAGTTTAATGAAGGAATAACTAAATGGGCTGAATTTACTGGATCAGATCAGCCTGATCTTGAAGCAGTTAAAAAGACTTTAGGTGACAATGCAAATGCTAGAGTAGAAGCAGTGCAGTTATTTATGAATAAGTTTTTTCCTGAAGATATGCAAGATGCTGTTGCAGTGCTTGGCACATCTGCAGAAGGAATTAAAGCATTAGAATTAATACAACGATCTATGCAACAGACTAATGTAAATCCACAAGCATCTGCTCCTGCTAAAACAACTATTGAAGATCTTATGGCTAAGATGAAAGATCCTAGATACTATGATCCTGCTAGACGAGATAGAGCATTTGTTCAAGAAGTAACAGATGGCTTTAAGAGAATTTAAAGGCGAGGGTATCTATGATGGATACCCAATCGTCAAAGCTAAAGCTAGTCATGTAAATTACCTGCAAAATAATATGCGAGATGCAGATGTAAGAGAGTGCATTATACATGGTGCTACTCCTTTTCGTGCATTAATGGCAGGTATTAGAGAACCAAATGGCGAAAGCTATACTGTAATGGTAAATAAAAAACCTGCTTTAATGTTTGGTTGCAATCCAATTTACACTAATATGATAGGTAAAATATGGGCTTTAGGCACATATGACATACATAAAATACAAAGAAAGTTTCTTAAATGGTGCAATCCAGTCGTAGATTATTACCAAAAACAATATTATCAACTAGAAAATGTAGTGCCTGCAGACCATGCTCACACCTTATCATGGCTTGAATTTGTAGGTTTTGAGATACTTGATCCTCCAGTAATGGTAAATGGTTTTCAAGTTTTGCGATTTGTTCGTTGCAAAGGTGAAGAAATTTTGGTAAACAAAGAATATAGCCCAGTTGTTAGCTGATAGCCCTAACGGATAACTAGATGATGCTAAGATGGATAACTAGATAAAATGTAACATTAACTTTTATGAGGAGAACTATAATGGCTAATACAATAGATACAGCCTTTATTACGCAGTTCGAGACAGAAGTTCATTTAGCTTATCAGAGAATGGGTAGTAAATTAAGAAATACTGTTCGTACTGTAGCTAATGTGAGTGGAAGTACAGCACGATTTCAGAAGATCGGTACTGGAACTGCATCAACTAAATCAAGAAACGGACAAGTAACACCAATGGAATTAACTCACACCACAGTAGATGTGAGTATGTCTGACTTCTATGCTGCTGAATTTATCGATAAGTTAGATGAATTAAAGACTAACATAGATGAAAGACAAGCTGTAGCAACAAGTGCTGCTGCTGCTCTCGGTAGAAAAACTGACGAGTTACTTTATACTGCTATGGACTCAGGTGCTAATTCATCTCAATTACACGACACAAATTCTGCAGTTGAAAAGGCAGATGTGCTTAGTGCATTTGAAACTTTTGGTACAAATAATATTCCTGAAGATGGTGGCAGATACATTGCTATGCACCCAAAGGGATATGCTGACTTGTTTTTAATTACTGAGTTTGCATCATCTGACTTTGTTGGTGAGCAGAACTTACCATATGCAGGTGGTATGAGTATGAAAGAATTTTTAGGATTTAAGATTTTTTCAACCTCTGCTATTACAGCAGGTAAGAATATGGTCTATCATACAAGTGCAGTAGGATTAGGTATTGGTGCTGACGTAAGTACAGAACTAAATTATGTACCTGAGAAAGTATCTCACTTAGCAACCTCAATGATGTCTATGGGTGCTGTTGTTATTGATAACAATGGTGTCTATGAACTTCTTGATAACAATTAATAGGAGGGTCTAATGGCTTACGCAGCAAGTGGTTTACACAGAATGGCAGGTGCTAGTGGTGTCCAACTATGGATCTATCAAACAACAGATGCTATTGCAGCAATCAATTCGGCAGGATATTTTAATGATGCTGCAGGTATGATGAATGTTAGAGATCTTGTTATTGTTATGGATACTAATACACCAACAACACATTTCTGTACTGTTCTATCCAATACTGGATCGGTAGTTGACGTCTCAGACGGAACTGCTGTAGCAGAAACAGACGGAGATTAGGAGTAGGGGGAGCAATCCCCCTATCTTTATATGACAAGTACTGTAGCAAATTCAGCAATAGATATAGCATCAAGAGCATTAGTTCTTATAGGTGCAGAACCAATTACTTCATTTGACTCATCTAGTACGGAAGCATTAGTGGCAAGTAATATGTATGAAGATACTGTTCGTGCTACATTGTCTACTGCAAGATGGAGATTTGCTACAGAACAATCTGTACTCAATCAATTATCTGATGCACCTACTGGCAGGTTTGATATTGCACATCAGCTACCAAGTGATTTACTTGTACTGCATGGTGTAACAATAAGTGATCGTCTTATAGAATATACTGTGTATGGTGACAAAGTATTTAGTGACTCAACATCTAATGATACTTTGATAGCTGACTATACATTTAGAGCAGAGGAAGTAAACTTTCCAAGTTACTTTGCATTAGCATTGCAATACTCACTGGCATCTATCTTTGCTACATCAATAGCAAGAGATGATAGGCTAATGCAGTTAATGGAAACAAAAGCAAATATGTTAATGGCAAAAGCTAGAAACTTAGATGCACAACAACAAACAACAAGAAAACTATCTACATCAAGATTCATTTCAAATAGGAGAAGTTAAATGGCTAGGGTAAGAGTGCCATTAAATAACTTTCAATTTGGAGAAGTTAGTCCTTCCCTTACATCTAGGACAGACACTAAAGTATATACTAATGCTGCAGAAGAAGTTAGAAACTTTTTTATTAGGTCAGAAGGTGGTTTAAAAAAAAGAACTGGCACAAAAAGAATAGCTAACTTTGGCAGTAACCCATCATATACAGCGACTACAAGTTTAAGGCAGAGTGTAAGAATAGAACCATTTATATTTTCAGATGATGAAAAATATATAATAGCATTTAGTAATACACGAATAGAGATATTTCAGATAAGTCCTAGTGATGGATCTGTGTCATCTATACAGTCACTTACAAGTCAATCATGGTTAGTTAATACAACATCAGCACCTTACTTAGAAGAGATTACTTTTGCACAGCAAGGTGATCTTATGTTTATCTGTCATAATACATTTCAGACTAGAATACTAGAAAGAACTGGTCTTACTACATTTGCAGTATCGACATTTAACTTTGATACATCAAGAGATGATGAAAACATATTTCAGCCATATTTTAGTTTTCAACCATTAGGTATGACTATGAGTTGTAATGCTACAACTGGTAGCAGTAAAACATTAACTGCAAGTGCAGCTTATTTTAATACTGATAGTCCATCTAAACATATTGGTGTTGATATGTTAATTGGAGAAACTCGTTGTCGTATTACTGCAGTAGCAAGTGCTACATCTGCTACTATTGATATAGCAGGAACAATAAGACAACAATTAGAAATAGATAGTGTTAAAGTATTTGAAGGTAGTGGAACTGTAGAAATAACAAAAGCCTTGCATGGATTGGCTACTGGTGCATCTGTTGTTATAGATAGATCAGGTGCAGTCGGTGGTATTGCTGCAACTAATATAAATGGCACAAGAACTATTACTGCTGTACCAACTGAAAATACATTTGAATTTACTGCAGGTAGTAGTGCTACTGCAACTTCTAGTGCTATTGGTGGTGGCAGTCCTCGTATTTCAAGTTCTGCTGCAACAACTGAGTTTAGTGAAATGAGTTACTCACCACTTAGAGGATATCCTGCTGCAGTTACATTTCATCAAAATAGGCTATGGTTTGGTGGCACATTAGCACAGCCTGATGGCATATGGGGTAGTAAATCAGGATTGTATTTTAACTTTGATATAGGTGATGCAGAAGATAATGATGCTCTTGATCTTACTGCAAACGTAGGTGAGATATTTTCTATTAGGCATTTAGTATCTAATAGAGATTTACAAATATTTACAACTGGTGCTGAGTTATTTATTCCTACTGTTTCAGGTAAACCAGTAACACCTTCTAACGCACAGATACGCAGACAAACACCATTTGGTAGTAGCTTTGTAAGACCTACAGTATTTGATGGTGCAACTTTATTTATACAGAAAACTGGTAGTGCATTGAGAGAATTTCTATTTACTGATGCTGAAGCTGCTTATACATCTGTAGCTGTGTCAGGTCTTGCACCACATTTAATATTAGATCCAGTACAACAAACGTCAATTAAAGGTGCATTAAATAGAAGTGAGTCGTATGCTTTTTTAATTAATAGTGATGGCACTATAGCAGTTTTTTATTCTGTAAGAGGAGATCAAAAAGCAGGGTGGACATTGTGGAATACACAAGGAACATGGCACAGTATATGTTCCGTACACGAAAGATTGTTTGTTGTATCTGCTAGAGATGATGGATCAGGTACAACAAAGTTGTTTTTAGAAGAGTTCCAAGATGATATGCCAATGGATTTTTGTGATACATTTAGTGGCAGTAGTAGTGTTTTTAGTAGTCTAGGTAGTCATTTTGCTAATGATGCAGTAGTAAAAGCTACAAATGGTAATGATTTTCTTGGATCATTTACTGTGGCAGGTGCAGCAATAGATGCTAGTGCAGTTAAGAGTGGATTAAGTCAGGCATTTATTGGCTATGCTTTTACACCAACACTTAAGACTTTACCTATAGATGCTGCCATACAAGGTGGTCCTTTGACTGGTGAGCCTAGACAAATACCTAAAGTCGTATTAGATTTGTTTTCAACATTAGCAGTAAGTGTTCAAGGTCCAAGTGGAACATCTACAACAAGAGACTTGGTTATAAGGAATACAACGGATACTGTAACTGGTGGATTTATGGAAAGGTCTGCTGTTACTGGTAAAGAGGAGTTTAGGTTATTGGGATATAGTCGTGATCCAAGAGTTATAGTATCACAGTCTTTTCCTTTAGACTTACAGATTAACGGAATGATAGTAGAGGTGGCATTTTAATATGGGATTACCATTAGCATTAGCAATAGGTTCAACAGCAATATCTTTTATGGGTTCAATGAGTGCTGCCAAAGCAGCCAAACGAGAAGCTGCTTTGCAAAGGAGACAATTACAAGCACAGATAGAAGGTGCTCAGTTGGCAGCACTTCAAGATCATAATGCTCGTATGCAAAATCTACAAGTATTTTTAGGAACTAATGAAGCTCTTTCAGGTGTTTCAGGAAGAGATCAAGACAGAAGTTTTAAACGAATACAAGAAAAAGCTAAGACAGAAGCTGCCACTGAAACAGATAGAAAGTTTTTACAATCATTAAATGAACAAGCAAAGTTATCACTAGCACAAACAATAGCCACAGAAAAAGGAAGAAACTTATCAAGAGCATATAGGTATCAAGCATTTGGCACATTGTTTAGTGGTGCAATGAAAGCTAATTCATTGTCAGGTAGTGCAGCACCTAATCCATATTTTCATGGTGGAACATAATGGTACAGTTTTTAAAAGCAAAGCAAACGTCATTTGTAAATAAACCAGTAGGTGTTGTTGGTGTAAATACTGGTGCAATAGAAGCAGGGCAAACTTTAGCAAAAGTAGGTCAACGACTTGCTACACAATTTTTTGCTGATGCTGAAGATGAACAAAAACAACTTGGTAAAGAAGTTGGTCTTACATTACCAGTTAGAGATACAGATGGTAAATTATTATTTCAAGAAGTGCCAACAAATCTTAGTGAAGTAGCACAAAATGCTGCAACTCCAGTAATACAAAAAAGATATGAAGATGCTTTAAATGTAGATATATTTACTAAAATCAATGAGATACGAGATAAATCTAAAACATCAAGTGAATTTTCAAATAATGTTAATAATGAAATGTCATCTTATATTGAGCAAACTAAGATTAGTGGTGGCAGTAGATATGTAGGTGGCATGACACAAACTATTGCAAAGCTATCTGCACAACATTTTAATGCTTTTCTTACAGAAGAAAGAAACGAAGCAAATAGAATAGCATCTTTACAAGCATTACAAATAACAAATATAAATACAAATGATTTAATAAGTCTTGCTACCAATGATTTTTCTAATGTTGATGCATCTAATTTAGATAAAATGATATCTGGATTTGAGGAAAATGCTTTAGTTATTTCTGCAGAAAATGATAATAACTTTAGAATAAATAATCTTAATACAGATAAATATGGCAAAGCTAGTGCTAATGCTAAGTCTGCTGTAGGAAAGGCTTTAGCTAATACATTATTAAAAGATGCAGATGCAGGACAAGCAATAGCAATACAAAGTTATTTTTTTGATGGAAAATCTCCTGAACATTTATTAGGCAAAGATGGAAAGTTAAGTGAAAAAAATCAAAAGATTTTTGATTACATAAATAAGTCACCATTTAAAGATGAAATATATAAACATATTAAAACAAGTGTAGAATTAATTACTAAAGATCAAAATAGATTTAGGTCAGATCAAAATTATAAAGATCAACAAATTACAAAACAAAATGCAAAATTAAGAGAAAGCACTCCAATAAGAATGAATAGTGACAAATGGCTTAATTCAAAAGTTGCAGAAATTAATAATATTACAGATGAAATACTTAACAGTGAGACTATATCAGAAGATCAAAAAAACAAAGTAACGAATTGGCAAACATCACTTTATAGTGCCTCAAGTGATGAAGGAATATCTATAAATGTAGATGGTAAATCACAAAGAATTATGATTGGTAAAACACAAGCAAATGATGTTCTTGTAAAAGCAATGTTGCGAGGAATTGAAAATACAATAATTAGTACAAAAGAATTTGGAACTCTTGATGGTAAAATAAAATTAAGAAATGCACTTACTAATAATAGTACAATAGGACTAAATGAAAATGAAAAGAAAATAGTTAAAAAAATTAAAGATATAACTAACTTATCTATAAGAAGTGAAACTTTAATAAGTAATATTGCTCGTAATTTAAACAATAATATAAACGATCAAAGAGCAGCATTAGCTGACAGTAATGCTAACAAAGAAAAGGAAGCAGTTTACAATTCATTTAGAGGTATTCCAACAGCAATAAAGTTTAAAAATAATGACAAAGAATTAAAAATAATGGATCAAATTTTAGAAATTAATCCTACATATTTTGATGGTCAGTTTCAAAAAGATTTAAAAGATGGTGATCCAAAAGCAAGAGTAATTAATGAAGGATTAGAAAAAGGTCATTTTACTAATTCATTTCTTACATACATTACTAATTCAATTACCTCAAATAATTCATTGCAAGTTAGAAATGCACTTGGGTTTTT